CCAAACTACATTGGAAATGATGTGATGCATGTTAGTGATGCATTATCTACTCAGATCACAACGTCTGAGGGGATTAAGGAATTTGTTGTACAATCTGCCATACAAAGCGGAACGGAAGTTGATAATGTGAGTAACGCACTTATGCAATTTAATTTACGTTCTGGTGCTTTTATGACAGGTCTCACTCACGAACAAGATGAAACATTTGATGTGGCAACTTCTGATGGGAGTGAGATTGGTGATTTTTTTCATAGACCCTTGAAAATATACGATTTTTCATGGGAACCATTTGCTCCTCTAAGCACAGAGATCAATTTGTTTAAGGAATACGTCACCAACAAACGTGTTGTCAATCGGTTGACAAATTATAGTTTTTTGTCTGGAACCATGTGTATTAGGATTGCTTGTAATGGTAGTCCATATCATTATGGCAAGGCAATAGCAGCGTTGAATTATTGGCCACTTATGGATACAGCTATTCTTAGTGCCAACATTAATGTCAATCAAGCCAGTCAATTGCCGCACATAGTGGTGAATCCCACTATGGGAACAGCTGGGTGTTTGGAAGTTCCACTGTACCACCCATATAATGCTGTGAATTTGGTAAATCCAGAACGAGTAGTTGATTTAGTATTTAGAACAGTGAATGCTTTACAACTGGCTTCTGCAACACCCAGTGATGCAACACCCATTAAGGTTACGGTATGGGCTTGGATGAAAGATTATAAATTAATATCCCCTACATCACGCGAAATGGTGGATTTAGTGCCCCAATCAGACGAATATCAACAGAAGCCAGTTGCACGTGCTGCCACAGCCACGGCGAATGCTTTTGGTGCTTTGGCTTCATTACCACATATTGGCAAGTATGCGCGCATCTCCGAAGTGGCCATGCGGGTAGCTGGAGAAATCGCTTCTGTGTTGGGGTTTTCACGGCCTTTGTCAATAACATCGGAAATGAAAATGGCTAATAGGCCCATTGGTAATTTGACAAATGCCAATTATGAGGATAGTAGCACTAAATTATCGTTGGATATTAAACAAGAGGTTACGATTGATAGTTCTGTGACTGGGTATGTTGAGGACAATGATATGTTGCTCATAAAAGTAGCACAAAGAGAATCACTGGTGTATTCAGGTATATGGGATAGTAGCTCTAGTTTCTTGCCCAAGATAATAGTTAGTCCGTTGATTGCTCCAAGCTTTTTGAGTGATGGTATCAAGTACTTCAACACGACACCAATGAGCTACATATCCATGCCTTTTAGATATTGGAGAGGAAATATTAAATTTCGTATTGAAGTAGTTGGCAGTGCTTTTCATAGGGGTAAGCTACGAATAGTTTATGATCCATATGACACAACCACAACAGCGTGGGTAATAGATAGCAATATCAATTATTCACACATTATGGATTTGGCAGAGGAACGAGAATATCTCATGGATGTTGGCTGGGCCACAAATAGGCCCTATCTTAGTGTTGGTTCTCCAGATGTTAGTTTCATAACACTGGATTCCAGTGCTCCAATTGGTTCCTATGATGCAAATTGGCACAATGGTACCATTAATATATTTGTTGAGCACCCCCTACGATCAGTGGGTGATGATGTTGCACCCAGTGTATACCTTAACATATATGTTAGTGCTGGTGACAATTTTCAACTGGCTGAACCAAGTGATAATCTTATTAAAGATTATGCTAACAATTATCCTCTTAG